TCAGGAATACGGCTTCAGGTCGTTGACCACCGAGACCACGTCCTTAGGCTGCAGGTGCATGTAGATCTGCACGGCGCGGCTGGTGCTGTGGCCCATGAGCTCCATGATCTGCTTCTCGCTCTTGCCGAGCCGGGCCAGGTCGCTGCCGTAGGTATGGCGCAGCTTGTGCATCATGCCCTTGAGGCCGATGGCGCGCAGGATCTTGTGGAAGACGTGCCCCAGGGAGTCTATCCCGGACGGCCGCCACTCGCCCTCGGCCACCACCCACCGCGACCGCGCGCGCTTATGCTCCTGCAGCAGGTGGTCGCGCAGCTCGCTGGTGATCGGCACGATGCGGGCCTTGCCGCACTTCGGTGACCAGTCGGCCTTATGGCAGATGTCCACGGCGCCGAAGTCGCCGAAATCCCAGAGCACGTTCTCCCAGAGCAGGTTGTAGATCTCGCCGGCGCGCAGGCCCGCGCGGGCGCCCAGGAGCACAATGGTCTTCCAGTGCGGCTTGCGGCAGGCCTTCAGGATCTCCTGCATCTCCTCGTGCGTAAAGAAGATCACGCGGCCCTTATTGGGCAGCTTCACGTTCTTGACCCGGTGCCAGTTCTGCACCGGCAGCCCCTCAGCCTCCTCGAGCCGCGGCAGCGAAGCCTTGAGCGCGCGGATGGCCCGCTCCCTGGCGTACACGCCGACCTGGTCCTTTTCCATCTGCCACTTAAATTCGCTCACGCTTTCCGGCGTCACCTCGAACATCGTCTGCGGGTGGTACATTTCCTCGTAGCGCTTGAAGGCCAGCGCGTCGGCCCGGTACGTTTTGGGATCCTGCTCGCGCCGCACCCATTCCAGGTAGCGGTCCACGCACAGCCGCCAGAGCTTATGCCTGGCAGGATCCGGCACGCGGCCGGCATGCGCGTCACCCACCAGCTGCGACAGCTTCATCAGCGCCAGGCGCTGGTTCTTGGTTTTGAGGGACGGCTTCTGCCGCACGCCGTTGGCGTCGAAATAGTCGGCGTATTTCCAGCCGTTGCGTTCGAAGATCCTGGCCATAACTATGCCTCCCCCCGGCTCTTCTTCACGAGCTCGACCGGGGTCTTCGCGGTCGAGATCGCGTGCGCGGTGGTATAGATGCCGGTGATGTCGGCGCCGCACAGGCAGTTGACCCGGTAGTCCACGACCCCGTTCTTGACCACGAACTCCACCTTGAGCGGCAGCCGGCCCAGGGCCGTGCCGCAGGCCTCGCAGCAGGCGTTGTCCATGATATCGGCCGCGCGCAGGTGGCGCTGCCAGAGATGCGTCAGCCTGGTCTGCCGGCCGTTCACGCTGAACACGCCGCCCCAGGTACGCTCGAGGCGGTCCCCGAACCCGTCCAGGATCTTGAGGTAGGTGCGCTCCGTGAACTCGATGGCGTGGGAGACGTGGCCGGCGGCGTCGGTCTTCTGGTAGTAGCCGGGGATCCGCCGGGCTTCTTCCAGGAACTGCAGGAAGGCCCGGGATCTACGGTCTTGAAACTCCGCGCTGATCAGCATAATCTTACCTGCTCAGGCTGAGCGCCATCCGGTTGTGCCGCATGGTCTCGGCTTCGTCTATCACGGTGCTGAACTCCAGGATCTTAAATAGGAAGAGCCCGCCCACCAGCGGCATGACGTCCTTGCCCTTGCCGGCCCGGTCTACTATGAAGTACGCCGCGGCGCCCTGGGTGATCAGGAAGAGCATACCCTTGCTGAAATACTGCCGGTTCGCCTTGGGCAGCTGGTGGTCCAGGTAGAACATTCCGCCGCCGGGAACCGCCGCCGACCACATGAACGCCTTCGTGGGGCTGGGCTTGAAGTAGTCCACGTCCAGCATGCCGGCGCCGGCGCTGCAGGGCAGGGCGAGCAATAGGATAAATATATAACCCAGCATAAATCCTCTATGGAGACCACTTCGCCATCTTTATCCCCACCACGTCGATGTCGCCCTTGATGAAAATGGACTTATACTTGTCGTTGTCCGGCTTCAGCTCGTAGCCGTCCTTGGTCTTAAAGACGCGCTTGAGCGTGTACTCATCGCCCCCCAGCCGGACGACGGCGATCTTGCCGTTGGGACATTCCTTATTATTCGGCTCCACGATTATCACGTAGTCCCCGTCATACAGGCTGCCCTTGGGGTCCTTCGGGTTCACCATGCAATCCCCGCTCACCCGCAGCGCCACGGCGCGCCGGCTGCCTGGCAGATCCAGCCGGAGAGGCAGATGCGTCTCGGGCGGCATGTCGTAGGAGAAACTGAAATTGCCGGCGTTTACAACCCCGACTACCGGCACCCCCCTTTCTTGGGAAGGATCTCTCGGCAGCTCGAACGGCAACTCTTCAGAGATGTCGGCCGCTGAACAATTCAGCGCCGCGGCGATCTTATCCAGCATCTCAGGAGAGGCCCCGGCTTTGCCGGTTTCGATGTTCGATATTGTGACAAAGCCAATCTTTGCGACCTTGGAAAACTCACGCAAAGACAAGCCGGCGAGGTTCCTCCTCCGACGTATCTCCGCTCTTTTAGGCCGTATAGGCATATGGACCCTTGACAGGTGTTAGTGTATCTGATACACTATCAACAGAAATACATGTCCGGGTCAAAGACAGATTCAACAACTATGCGCCCCAAAAGCGCAGAGGGCTTACAAGAGCCCGCCAGCTTTCGCAAAACGCCTTGACCCGGACTATGCGAGAGCTGGCCCTATTTTTTACTGCCGCAACTATAGATTATAGCGAATTTGCGGGGTTGTCAACCGGGGAGAATTAAGGATGGAGCAAGGCAGAACGGACATTATGACCCTAAAGTTTGCAGGCAAGCTGGACCTCTTCCGGCGTATGAAGGGGTGGACTATACGAGAGATGGCCGAAAAGGTTCACATCTCGGTCGACAGAATGGAGTACCTGCTGGCGGGCAAGCACCAGCCCCTGGCGGCCGACATCGTGAGGATCATGAAGTACCTGGGCATCAGGTTCGAACCGGAGGATTTCGAGGGTGAGGGTGTACCGGAGGCATCGAGCATATGAGCCAGACAGAATTTTTAACCGCTAAGGAAGTGGCCGCCGCGCTCAAGCTTTCCCCCGAGTACGGCTGGCAGACGGTGCTCAAGTGGGCAGACAGCGGGCAGGTGAGCTACATGCGGTTCGGCCGGGTGAAGCGTTTCCGCCTTGAGGACTTTGCAGCGCTCGGTTACAAGCAGGGCTCGGGCGGCGAGATCAACAAGCGCTACCTGGGACATAGGTGAGGTGGAGTTATGGAAAGCATGATTAGGTCAGCGAGGAATCCGATGCAGGTGCTCGACACCCGCCAGCTGCCGGGCGGCGACCGGAGGCTGGTCTCCACGGAGTGCGCGGAGTACATGGTGATAGACCGCCAGTGGGGCAGGATCACCCGGCTGGAGACCTTCGACCAGGAGGCCGAGGCCCGGGCGGACTACGCGAGCACCGCTTACATATTGACGCCGGCTTGGATTCGCCGCGTCCTTCATCACGCGGCAACCTTATGAGCTTCAACGACTTCCTGGCAGAGCGCATCTGGGGCGGGCGCGATTCTTCCCTGGACTGCTCCGACCTGGCCGAAAGCCGGGCCGAGCGGTTCCAACCTTACAACCCGCCCGCGCCTATTTCAAAAGAGCCGCTGGCCTGCGGCGGCAATTCTAGCGTCGTTAGTCCGGGGATAGAAATCCTGATAGAAACTTCCCGGGCGAGCAGGCAGGATCAGCACTTCGGAGGTGACTATGCGCCCTCAACCCGAAGTGAAAGAGGGCTAGAAAAAGAAAAAGGCGGGCCCGCGGGTGACTACCCCCGCCACGGCCTGCCCGATTTAGACGTAAAAAATGAAACCCATAAGGAGCAAGCACAATGATAAAAGAGCTGTCGGACATACGCCGCCTTCGTCGAGTCGGCAAGATACACCTCGGGGTGAAAGCCATGTCGCAGAAGGGCAACCCTTACCCCAAGGCGGTGGACTACTTCGTCGTCAAGGCTGACGAGTCCACCCCGGCCATCGCCGCGGAGACCTTCAAGAAGGTCTACGGCGAGAACCCCAAAGAACTGGAGATCATGTTCCCGGTCGATGCCGTGAACATCTTCTGGGATTGCTGGTACAAGTCCTACGTCCGCACCCAGAGCACCGGCGGCAAGCTTATCTGCAAGGGCGACGGCATCACCGCCAACCGCCTGGACATGCAGACCGGCGAGCTGCAGGAGATCCACTGCCTGGGCCCCGAGGAGTGCGAGTACGCCAAGGACAAGAAGACCGGGCTGCCCACGGCCTGCCGCCGCGTCGGCACCCTGCAGTTCCTCATCCCCAAGGTCGGCATCCTGGGCGTCTGGCAGATAGACACCGGCAGCTTCAACGGCATCGTCAGCCTCAACAGCGACATCGACATGATCCGCTCCGTGACCGGCGGCCGTATCGCCATGATCCCGCTGATCCTGAAAGTGGTGCCCAAGAAGTGCATGGTGGAAGGCAAGCAGAGCATCATCCACCACCTCACCGTGGAATGGCGCGGCGAGTTCAAGCAGCTCATCGCGCTCGGCCAGCAGCGGCTCAGCCAGCTGGCGTACCAGGTGGAAGGCCCCAGTCCGGACGAGATCCCCACGGACCTCATGCCCGAGGAAACCGTGCCGCTCATCGGCCAGGACGCCGCCGGCGCCGCCCCCGCGGAGAAGCCGGAGCCGGTGCAGGAAGCCGAAGCCGAGCTGATGGAGCCTGAGCAGCAGGAGCAGGTGAAGCTCAGCCAGCACGAGATACTGATGCTGGCGGAGAAGGGCATGTCCCACGAAGCCGGCCTGGCGCTGAAAGCCTCCATGGGCACCACCGCCGAGTTCATCAAGTACCTGGGCACCCTGCCCGACAGGGGCGTCCCTGCCGCGAAGCCTGCCCCGGCGCCCGCCCCCGCGGCGAAGCCCGCTGCGCCGGCCCCTGCCGCCGCCAAGCCCGCCACCCCGCCCGCGCCGCCGGTCAACCTCATCCCGCAACTGCAGGCCGAGTTCGCCAGGCTCAAGTGGTCGCAGGTGAAGATAGACGCGATGATGCGCAGCTACCCCGACAAGGCCAAGCTGCTCACCATCCTCAAGGGGGCCAAGTAATATGATCCTCGCCAATCCCCCCCTGTCCTACAGCAGGCTGCACACCTTCGAGGAGTGCCCCCTGCAGTACAAGCTCAAGCACCTGGACAAGGTGCCCGAGCCCCCGGCCGATCCGCTCATCCTGGGCGCGGCCGGGCATGAGTTCTTTGAGGCGTACGGCAAGCACTGCCTGGCGGCCAAGGTGGAGACCGACCTGGCCTCCTACGAGCGCATCGCCAAGGAAGTGCTGCAGAACCTCAAGCGGCCGCTGCCGGGCCACCTGCTGGAAGGCTACAGCGAGATCTGCTCCAAGTTCGTGGAGCAGGAGATCCTGGACGCCGCCACCCTGGTCGGCATCGAGCTGGACATCGCCTTCGACAAGAACTGGAACAAGTGCTCGTTCTTCGGCAAGACGGCGGCCTTTCGCGGCAAGATAGACCGCCTCTACAAGGACGAGGACCAGGCCACCGTGCGGGACTACAAGACCGGCTACGGCGAGGGCAACCCGTTCCAGATGCGCATCTACGCCGCCTGCACCATGCAGATGATGCCGGAGGTGCAGAAGGTCAACACCGAGTTCTCCTACGTCAACAGCGGCCACACGGCCGTTAAGGAGTTCGAGCGCAGGGACCTGCCGAAGCTGGTGGACGAGATCGAGGAGAAGTGCGCGCGCGTCAGCGAGGAGAAGAAGTTCAACGCCACGCCCGGCACCGCCTGCCAGTACTGCCCTTACGCCAGCATATGTACCGCCAAGCCGTCCAACCTGCTGGTGGTCACCAACCCCGAGGAAGCCCGCCAGGTGGCGGAGGATCTGTTCGTGCTCGAGGCGCAGGTGAAGGCTAAGAAGGACGCGCTCAAGGGCTACGTGCAGGGCCATGGCGACGTTGAAACCGCCAGCGGCCGCTGGGGCTACAGCAAGAAGGAGAAGATCAAGGTGCGCGACATGGACGCCTTCGCGAGCCTGCTGGAGCTCAAGGGCATCAAGCCCCTGGCCTGGCTCTCCATCACCGGCACCGAGCTCAAGAAGCTCTACAAGAAGAACGACGGGCTCAAGGAAGACGTGGAGCCCCTGCTCGACATCTCGGTCACCGAAGAGTTCAAGGCCATGAAGCTGGCCAAGGAGGACGTGGAGTTATGAAGATAACCAAACTTGAAGTGCGCAACTTCATCGGCATCGAGGAAACCAGCATCGACCCGAAGAAGATGAACATCATCGCCGGCCGCAACGGAAAGGGCAAGACCTCCATCATCGAGGCCATCAAAGCCGCGTTCCGGGGCGCCGGCCAGGACAAGATCCGCGTGGGCGAGAGCAAGGCGGAGATCTTCCTTGCCACCGACGACATCGAGATCAAGCGCAGCATCACCGCCAAGGGCGGCTCGGTCACGGTGACGCGGGACGGGAAGATCCTGCCCAAGCCGCAGACCTTCCTCGACGGCATCATCGGCGACTTCTCCTTCGAGCCGGTGAAGTTCTTTGCCATGAGCGCCAAGGAGCAGACGCAGTACCTGCTCAAGGCCATCCCGGTGATGGCCACGCTGGAGCAGCTGCAGGGCTGGACCGACGGCCTGGTGGGCGACCTCGAGAAGTACGTCAACATGCACGGCCTCGAGGCCGTTGACGACCTCATTGAGGTGCTCTACCAGGAGCGCGCCGGCACCAACGCCCGGGTGAAGCAGCTCGAGGGCGCCGCGGCGGACCTCAAGACCAAGATCCCGGCCGGCGCCAAGCCGGTGGATCCGGCCGAGCTCGGCCAGGTGATGGAGCAGCTCAGCGGGGCCCGCGCCGCGCAGCAGAAGATGGAAGAGACCAGCCGGCGCATGGACCAGCTCAGCAAGGACGTGTCCGAGATGCAGGAGGAGATCCTGGAGCTCACCGGCAAGATGAACGCCAAGCGCGAGGAAGCCAGGCGCCTGGAGAACGAGCTGGTGGCCATGGACGTCCCGGACATCGCGCCGCTGCAGGCCCGCATGGCCGAGCTGCAGGCTTCCCAGGCCGCCTCCCGCGACCTCGGCCGGCTGGAAGATCTCCGCGGCGAGTACCGCGAGGTCAAGAAGAAGGCCGAGACCCTGGACAAGGCCGTGAAGACCCTGCAGAAGGAAGCGCCGGCCCAGCTGATGGCGGACGTCAGCATGCCGGTGGAGGGCCTCGCCTTCGCGGAAGGTTCCTTCACGCTCAACGGCGTGCCCATCGTCAACCTCAGCACCAGCGAGAAGGCCCGCCTGGCCGTGGCCGTGACCCGCAACCTCAACGCGGGCTACGAGGTCAAGGCCATTTGCCTGGACGGCTTCGAGAGCCTCGACACTGACACGCAGAAGGCGTTCCTGGAGCAGGCCGGCGCGGACGACTTCCAGTACTTCATCACCAAGGTGGCGGACCTGGAGAACGTGGAGGTGGAGAGCCGTGGCTAATACCAAACACGTCGAGACTCACCGCATAGAGAGCACCAGCCACTCCAACAAAGTGGTCATCCTCATCGAGCGCGAGGCACTTCGCGCCGGTGAGCCCAGCAAATTCTCGGGCCGGATAGCGGCGCTGCGCGACATCTACGCGACCGCCAACCGCCTGGCCCTGGACATCATAGAAGACATACGGAGGAACAATGACAAAATCAGCAAGCACTAAAGGCGGCAAGCAGGGCACCCTGGACCTGCCCGGCAAGGTCGAGAAGTACACGCAGCAGACGGTGGACGGCAAGGGCACGGTCCGCGAGACCTGCCCGAAGGATCTCCAGGACGCGGCGGACTACCTGAGCGGCAAGAAGGTGGAGGAAGCGCGCGCCAAGGACAACGTCAAGAAGGCGGCCGAGAAGCTGCTGGAGCTGATGGACAAAGCCCAGAAGACCAGCATCGTCTACTTCGACACGGAGCGCAACTGCAAGCGGCGCGTGAACATCATCGAGGCCGCGGAGAAACTGAAGTTCCAGGATGCCAGCGTCAATGATTAAACTCCTCGCGGCGGACGTCGGCTTCCGGTCAACGGGTATGGCTATTTTTGAGCATACCCCGGAAGGGTGGCAGCTCTTCGATTCCAAGTGCATACACACGGAACAGGGGCACACGGTTTGCGTGCGCAATAAGCGCAATAAGCTCGTGAAGCGCCAGCTCTCCTACGTGGCCGTAGACGACGTTCGCCGCAGCGAGTTCATGGCGACCGAGATCCTGAACTACTTCCTGGAGAACCAGTGCCAGGCCCTGGCCTGCGAGATACCCAACGGCGGTGCGCAGAGCGCCGCGGCGCAGAAGTGCATGGGCCTGGCCACCGGGATCATAGCGGTGGTCCACGTGGCGCTCCGGTGCCCGGCGGAATGGATCACCCCGAACGAAAGCCGTGAGGCGGCCGGCTGGGTCAAGAAAGACCACCCGGGCGCGGACACCAACGAGTTGAAGCGGTTCGTCATGGCGGCCATGGAGGCGAAGTACCCGGCCATCTCGGAGCAACTCATAAAAGACAAGGAACATATCGCCGACGCCTGCGCTACCTTCGAGGCGGCGCGGGGCCGGGATATGGTCAAGCAGCTGGAGGCCGCATGACCGAAGAGCAGCGCCGCAAGGAGTTCATCAGGGCCGCCCATGACGTGATGGAGGTCTGGCCGGGCTACGCCGCCTACAAGTTCCCGGCGCCGGACAACCGGACCGACCAGTGCATACAGTGCGACCTCCGCTTCACCCAAGAGCTGCTGGTCCTGGTATGGCAGGACTGCAGAGCCGGCCGCGCTACGCACGCGGAGTTTAGCCACTATCTGGCCAGCTGGCGGGTGGAGCGGCTGCACGCGGCCGAGGTGCTGGATCTCGGCAAGCCCGGCGAGAAGGACGCGATGGACAAGCGGACGAAGCAGATCACAGCAAAGCGCAGAGAGTGCAAATTCAGAAACAGATAAGGAGAGACGATGAAAACTAAAACCAAGAAAACGCCGGAGGTAGTCGCCGGCGAGGGTTACAAGGAGATAGAGGCAGGGCTCGTGGACTGCGACAAGATCGCGGTGATATCGAACTTCCGCAAGACGTTTAACGAGAAGGCCCTGCAGGAACTGGCCGAGAACATCGCTAAGGTGGGCGTGCTGCAGCCGGTAATCCTGCGCGAGGGATATATTCTGGTCGCGGGCGAGCGCCGCTACCGCGCCGCCATGCTGGCCGGCGTCGAGCGGATTCCCTACCGCATGCTGGAGCTGACCGAGGACCAAGCCCTAGAGGTCCAGGCCCTCGAGAACCTCCACCGCAAGGACCTCAGCCCCATCGAGGAGGCCCGGGCCTTCAAGGTGCTGCTGGACCAGAAGGGCCACAGCGTGGAGCAGGCCCAGGAGCTCGCGGACCGCGTCGGCAAGAACGTCAGTTACGTGTACCGCGCCGTGCGGCTGCTTGAGCTGCCCGAGAAGGTGCTGGAGCGCATAGAGTCCGGGGAATGGACCGCCGCGCACGGCCACCAACTGCTGCGCGTCCCGGCCGAGAAGATAGAGGAGGTGGTGGAGGATAGCGGCGACGGAGACGAAACGACCGCCACCAATCTCAAGGACACCATCGATAACCAGTTCGGCCGCAAGCTGGACGGTCACCCCTTTCCCAAGAATGTGGCCTACGCCGGCAAGGAAGCCTGCACCGCCTGCGTCTACAACAGCGGCAACCAGGGCCGGCTCTTTGACGGGGCCGAAAAGGGCAACTGCCTCAACCGCCCCTGCCTGGAAGCCAAGATGGAGCACTACAAAGAGATTAAGATCCAGGCGATGAAAAACGTCCACGGGGACGACTTCCTCGGCATGACCGAGCGCTACGTTTACGCCGACTGCCAGATGAAGCACCTGTTCCAGAATGGCGACAAGAATCTGGTCACCCTTGGGAAAGCGGATGACAAGAAAACCAAGGCCGCGCAGAAAGCCGGGGCCAAGTACCTTCTGGACTCCGAGTACAACCTCTGGGTCGTAGTGGAGCGGAAGCCCAAGACGGACGTCTCCGGGGCGCCCGAGGACACGAACCGCATCACCCCGAAGCAGAAGTTCATCCGCATGGAGACCTACAAGGCGCTCTTCAACGCCGCCAGGACCGCATGCCTGGGCAACACCGACAACTCCCACCTGGCCGTAATCGCCAAGGCCCTCGAGCCCGGCCACTACGACACCAAGATCCCCATGCAGCTCATCCCGGTGAGCACCAAGGAGAAGAAGGACAAGGAGAACGATTGGACATACACCGAGTACCAGTACGAAGACCTGAGCCAGCAGGATCTGTTCGCCCTGGTATTCATGATGGCGCTCGACTTCCGCAAGTCTCTCTCCACCCAAGAACCGGACCCGAAAAGCTTCTCCATCTGCGGCATCAATGCCAAGGCCGTCATGGCCAAGGCCAAGAAGGACGCCGAGGCCGCCTGGGATGCGCAGAAGGGCAAGAAGCCCGCGAAGGCGGCGAAATGATGCAGCCCGCCATGTTCAACGACAACGGCACCCCGACCCCGGAGGCACAGGCTTCCGGGGCGGTGGCGGCCGAGTGCAGCGCCGCGGCGTTAGAGAGGGTGGACGAGACCGCGCTGCGGCGCCTGGTGGCGCAGGAAGCCCTGCTCTACCCCAACGGCTTCATCGCCGACGAGATGGCCGCCCGCCTGCAGATGCTCGGCCACAACGTGGACGCCTTCTCCGTCCGGCCGCGCGTCTCGCAGCTTAAGACCGCCGAGTTCGGCTGCATCCTGGTGGAGACCGGCCTGCGCCGGGCTAACGCCAAGGGCAACACCTGCGCGGTGCTGGTGCACCGGCAGTTCCAGGAGGGAGCATGAAGTACCGTCCACTTATCAGGTACTACGGAGGCAAATCCCGCATATCTGGATGGGTTATTTCTCATTTCCCTAAACACCGGGTTTACACCGAAGTTTACGGGGGCGCGGCCAGCTGCTTGTTGCGGAAGGAACGGGCTTACGCCGAGATATACAACGATCTTAACGGCGAGCTGGTGAACTTGTTAAAGGTAGTGCGGGACCAGGGGCCGGAACTGTTGCGGAAGATCCAGCTGACGCCGTTCTCTCGGCAGGAGATGCTGGAGGCGTACGACCACACGGTGGACGCCGTGGAGCAAGCCCGCCGGACCATCGTTAAAGCGAATATGGGGCACGGCTCCGACAGCTTATATCGGGCCAGCGGGTTCCGGGGCAGCGTGAATCGCGCCGGCAGCACGCCGTCGCATGACTGGGCCAGCTACCCCGAGGCGTTACAGCGCATTATTGAGCGCCTGCAGGGAGTTGTGATTGAAAGCATGGAGGCGATTGGCGTGCTGGAGAAGTATGACGCCCCGGACGCGCTGCATTACGTGGACCCACCATATCTGGCGGAGACCAGGCAAGAACGGCATGGGTATATCCACGAACTATCAGACCTTGATCACGTGGCACTATCAAATGTGCTTAAGACATTAAAAGGCACAGTAATTATTTCGGGGTATCCAAGCCCTCTCTACGAGGAGTTGTACGCGGGTGGACGCGGGTGGACGCGGGTGGAGCGCCCTTCGTTCGCTTGTTGCGCGAAGCCAAGGACAGAAGTTATGTGGATTAAATCCACGGAGGCTATATGAACCACCCCGACCGCATCACCACCGACCGCAGGCCCGGCGCCGCGTTCTTTACCCGCTACGGCTGGACCGCTATCTTTACCGCCGCCGCCCTGGCTTTCGGGGCGCTGGCCTACTTCACAGGGAGATGAACATGAACACAACGACAACACCCGAAGCAGCTGAGCTCGCGCGCCAGGAGGCCTTCAACGCCACCTTCAGCCGCATCAGGAAGGCCTGGGGACGCAGCTTGAGCCCCAAGGACCTCACCAAGGACTACAGGGCCTTAAACGAAGCCCTGGAGGCCGCCCGCGCCAAGCTGGACAGCGCCTGGGTGGCGTGCCGCGGCAGCCTGGCCACCCCGGCCGAGTTCACCGCGGCGCTGGATGGCTGGGAGGCCGCCAACTACCGCGCCGTAGGGGCCGTTAAAACGCTCAAGGCGGTGCGGTAATGGCCCGCACCATCAAGCGCACCGTGGACTACTTCCCGCACGTGGTCAAGCCCGGCAAGACGCTCTTCATCCTGGAGACACGATGGGGGATCCCCGGCTATGCCTTCATGTGGAAGCTCTACGAGACCCTCTGCGAGTCGGACGACATGTACCTGGACTTCAAGAACGACATCACCCGCGAGGTCTTCCTGGCCAAGACCCGGGTCAACGAGCAGGACGCCATCGCCATGCTGGACGTCATGGCCAAGCTCAACAACATCGACAGCGAGCTCTGGGCCCGGTCCCGCGTGGTCTGGTCTCAGGACCTGGTCGACAACCTCTCCGAGGTCTGGCGGCGCAGGGCCAGCCCCACACCTGCCCGCCCGGATTTATGTCGTCAATATGACGACAATAATCCCCCAAAACCCCCGTTTTCGGGAATTAAAAGCGGCAATAACCCCATTTCTACCGCCGGAAATGGACAAAGTAAAGTAGAGGAGAGAAGAGGGGGGAGGGTCTTCCATAACGATAATGATAACAGTATCGTTTCGGATAAGGATAAACCTGATGCCCCCCCCGCCGGGCCGGCTTCGCCGTGTTCCGCGCCTGACGGCGCGGCTGCAGGGAAAGCGGGGGCCGTGGACAGTTCCGACGCCATTATAAAAGACCAGGACGTGCTGGCCGTAATCGATGCCTACTGCGCGGCCAAGAAGCTCCGCTTCGCTAACGCGGCAGCCAAGGCGGTCTACGTGGCCAGCGTTGACGTTTCGTACCCTGCCCGGGACCTACTGGCCTTAGCAGGCGGCGACGTAACCTTGGCCCTCCGGGCTATCAAGGACCACGCGGACTGGTACGCCAAGCAGGGCAAGGACAGCTGGGACCTGCGCTGGCTGAAGAAAGACTTCACGGCATGGGACAGCGAAAGGAGAGAGTATGAGCAAGAGCGCATATAGCAACAACAACAGCAACGCCGCGGCCAAGCCGATAGACACCCGGTACCTGCGCTGCGACACGTGCATCGCGGCGCCGGCGCCTTACGGTGAGCAGGAGCTGGGCACGGTTATGATCGGGGAGGTCATCTACCTGCGCACCGAGGAAGGGCCGTACACCCCTATCGGCCGGGTGATCAGGTGCGGCAACCCCGCCTGCGTGAAGACGCCGGTGGTGAAGCTCTGGCGCATAGCGTCCACCCTGGACATCGAGCCGGCCAACGTTTACAAGCTGATCAAGGCCTGCCGCGGCGTGCCCGCCTTCAAGCTGCACGAGCTGTACAGCGGCGAGCTGGACGCGGAGCCCATCCCCCCCAGCCTGGCCGAGTTCTTCCGGCCGCGCTTCGGTACGCCGGCCGATGAGCAGGCTGCCCGCCCCACCCTGTTCGAGCAGGCCGAAGAAGAGGAGGTGCCCGCGTTATGAAGATCTCCCTGTACTGCCCGACCGAAGACGAGAGGACCGACCATACGTATATCGCCGGCCGGCTGTGCGTCTGCAGCCAGTGCGGCCGCGAGGTGACCCTGGCCAGGATCCCGCGGGAGCCGAAGCCGCCGCGGATCCCTGGTAAGCGCGGCCGGAAGCCGGCCTTCACCCCCGAGCAGCTCGCGCCCCTGATAGAGCGGCGCCGGGCCGGGGAGTCGCTGGCCTCCATAGCGGCGTCCTGCGACAAGTGCGCGGCGACCATCTTCCGCTACCTCAAGGACGTGGTGCCGGTCAAGCCGGAGCTGCCGGCCCTGCCCATGCCGCCGGCCGAGCCGAAGAAGCCACCCCAGGGCAAGACCGTCTACTTCCCGCCGAAAGCAGCCAGCCCGCGCAAGGAGCTGCGCCTCCAGCGCCTGCTCAACATCGTGCGCATAATGCTCGGCGCGCCCGTTCACGTGCCGGACCTGGCCAAGCAGAACGGCGTGAGCATGCGCAGCGTGGAGCGCGACATCCACGTGCTCGCCGCGGCCGGCTTCGCCATCATCCCGGCCGGCAAAGGCACCTACAAGCTCGACCGCGCCGCGGCTATAGCCCAGGCGCTGACCGATAACGAAACCCTCAAGGAGACCCCATGAACAAGATACAGAACGAAACCTGCCCGGACGGCCTGGCCCTGTGCCCCGTCTGCAACAAGCCCGCGACCTGGCGCATCAGCAAGGACGCCTGGTTCACCTCGCCGATGCGCAAGGTGAAGGTGCGCAACCTCGACGCCCTGGTGCATGAGGTCTGCCTGCCCACGCTCTACGCCGACATCGCCGCGCAGCTCAAGCGCGCGCTGCTGATCTCCCGCGCCAAGCAGGTGGGCCGCGCCACCTGGCGCTTCCTGACCAACACCGTGCTCCTGGTCTGGTACGCGGCGCTCTACCTGCTGCTGTGGCTGGCCTGGCCGGCGCGCTGGATCTGGGCGAAGCTGCGGCCCAGGAAGGTCACGTGCCGGGAGTGGCTCTCGCGGACCTTCTGCACGCCGTGCCAGATGGCCCTGCGCGGGGAGTGCCTGGGGCGGCCGGACGACATCTGCCCGATCGCGCAGCCGGCGCCGGGGAGGCGGGCATGACCTCCGAGCGCATCAGCATCTACGGCTCCGGCGTCTTCATCACCATCAAGACCGAGGACAAGTACTGCAGCGAGAGCTGCTCCTACTACACGGAGCGGCCGGCGCACTGCGTCCTGTTCGACAAGAAGCTGCAGCGCTGCCTTGGTGGCGGCCCCTTGCGCTGCGCGGCCTGCCTGGCGTTCGGCAAAGAGGTGAAGCCATGAGCCGCCCCCGCGTCAACGACAAGTTCAACCCGCCGCCGTATTGCGGCCTGTGGTGCAGTTGCTTCGTGCCCGGGGACGGCGTCGGTACGCGCCGCTGCCGCCTCGGGCATTTTGACGAGCGTAACCCAGCCAAGCCGCCGCGGCTGAGCTTCGAGCTGCGCATCGAGCAGCCCCGGAGCTGCAGGAGGAAGCTATGACGACTTACATCCCGTTCACCAACGGCACGCAGGCTATGTACTGGCAGGAGCAGAACTGCGCCAGGTGCCGGCGCACCCGCTGCGCGGCGCGGACCGCGCTGGACGCCTGCCGCAACCTCACGGCGAACTGCATGAACATCGTGGGCGCGGGCGCGCACGGCCAGGACAATCTCGCTTTCGCCGACATGCCGGTGCGCTGCGCGTCGTACACCATCGTGCCGGTGCCGCGCAAGAAGCCGGTGATCGGCCGCAACGTCCCGGGGCTGCCGTTATGAAGCCCTGCAACAAAGCGGTGATCAAAGTGCTCCGCCGTCTTCGCCGGCGCGTCCGGCGCGAGGTCGGGCCTTACACACAGATAACGGCGGCCTTCGTGGTCGCCTGGATAGACCAGGAAATCAGCAGGAGGAAATAGCCATGTGGAAAGCAAGAATAATCGACGAAGCGTTTTTAGGTGGTGCGAAACTGGTGTTGTTCTATGAGCAGGACGGCCGCATCTCTGTGCTGCAGTCTGACGGCAAGACGATAAAGACGTATGAGCCGGGCGTGATGATAGATGATTTCACGATGGTGATCCCCACGCACGCTGGTCTTGAGGCAATCCTCAACGCCCTGTTGGAGCGCGGCGTGAAACCCAAGGAGCAGAGCCGCGTGGAAGGCGTGCTCGAGGCGACGAAGGCGCACCTCGAGGACATGCGGCGCCTGGTGTTCGAGCCGGTCATTACGGAGACGCGCATCCAGGAGGCCGGCAAATAATGACCGCTCCATTCCCCTTCGACCCCGAGCGCATGTTCTTCAACAACGGGATGATATGGTGGAAGCACGCCTTCCGCGCCCCGGTGCAGCCGTCCAGGACCGGCAAGCTGCACCCCAACCTGGCCGAGAAGCCCAAGACCGCGGCCATGCTCGCCGGCTTCGATGCGCTGTTCCATGCGCTGGAGGAAGAATGACCCGCCCGCGCACCGTGTCCCTGGACGCGCAGATCCTCGCGCTGCTCGCTACCGGCCTGAAGCCAAAGGAGGTGGCCGCCCGGCTGGGATTAAAAAACAAGTGGCGAGTATACCATGCGCGCCGACGGGCAAAATGAATTTGCCAAAAATAGGTCGTGACAAAAGTCAAACCCATGGGCTATACTTGAACCATCATAACCCGGGTCAAGGATGGCCCGGGCTATTTATTTTCGCCCTGGTCAAAAGGCTGGGGATGAAAGACAACGAGAAGAAAAAGCAGTCCACCAAGCAAAACTCCAAAGGGCTCGCGAACAATAAGCGCGACGCCAAACCCTTCATCATCCAGAGCCTGCGCAACGGCGCCGGCGTGCGCCTCGCCTGCAAGGGCGCCAAGATCCATCACGACACTTTCTACTCCTGGTACAAAGAAGATCCTGACTTCAAAGCAAAGGTCGATGAAGCCAAGAAAAGCCGCATAGAGATACTCGTAGACGTCCTCTACATGAAAGCCAAGCGGGGCCACATGGGCGCCCTGTGCGTGTATCTCTTCAACCGCGCGCCCGACGAGTGGAAAAATACCCAGCACGTGGAGGCCAATGTTCATGCACCTGTTCCTATCTCTTTTGTGCATTATGACCCTGCTAAACACGCCAAGCCAGGCGACGCCCAGCCCGGAAGCTAAGCGTGAAATAGTCGCGACCGAGGTCTTCTGGCGCAACGCTGAATCCACCGAGCAGGTTCTCGCCAACATCGGCGGCGCCCGCTCTACCAAGTCCCACTCCATCGCCCAGCTGCTTATCGGCCGGGCGAGCAACGCTTCCAAGCGCAAGGTGGCCGTTATGCGCAAGACCGGCCCGGCCCTGCGCCGCACGGCCCGCCGGCTGGTCATAGACCTGCTCAAGGACTACGGCTACTACAACGAGAAGGACTACCACCGCGCCGACAGCTCTTACGAGTTCAACGGCGGCACCATAGACTTCCTGTCCCTGGACGAGACCAGCAAGATCAAGTCCTCCGAGTTCAACGACGTCTGGCTGGAAGAGGCCGACGAGTTCACCTGGGACGACTTCGTCACCATCAAGACCCGCCTGTCGGCCGCGTCCAAGATTTACCGCAACCAGATCTACCTGAGCTTCAACCCCTGCGACTCCAACTCCTGGATACACGACAAGCTGCGCCAGATGCCGGACGTGAAGTTCATCCACAGCACCTACCGCGACAACCCGTTCCTCTCCGAAGACTACATCAAGACCCTGCTGGCGCTCAAGGAGATAGACCCCGTCTATTTCCAGATCTTCGCCGAGGGTCAGTGGGGCATGCTTACCGACCTGATCTACAGCTTCAACCTGGTCGACAAGCTGCCCGACTCCTACGACTTTGCCATCCGCGGACTCGACTTTGGTTTTAATAACCCTAGCTCGCTAGTTAAGATCGTGGTCAAGGATGGCAAACCTTTTGCGCGCGAGGAGCTGTACCAGGCCGGGCTGACCAACACCATGCTCATCGAGGAGTTGAAGCGCATCATCCCGAACGAGCAGCGCGGCGACCCCATATACGCGGACGCGGCCGAGCCGGCCCGCATTTCCGAGATCGCCAACGCGGGCTTCAACGTGCTGCCGGCCGACAAGGAAGTTGTGCCCGGCATCCTGTCCGTTAAGAGCTCCGGCATGTCCGTGACCAAGGACTCCACCAACATCATCAAAGAGGCCAAGGTCTACAAGTGGATGAAGGACCGCAACGGCAAAGTATTCGACCAGCCGGTGAAGTTCATGGACCACTCCATGGACGGCATCCGCTACGCCTGGCACACGCACAACAAGGGCCTCGGCAACCAGTTCCTAATCTCTGTAAGCGGGGGCACGTGATGGACATAAAGCGCTTCTTCACCAACACCTTCAGGAAGTCCGGCGAAGTCGCCCGCATGATCTCCGAGGTCCTCAACATCGGCTCCAGCACGGACGACTACGAGGGCTTCAGCATTTACCAGGTCGCCCGCCAGCACCCCTGGGTGTTCGCCGGCATGCGCGCCATCGTCAATAACCTGGCCGGCGTGGACTACCACTTCTATAAGCCCACCGTGAAGAAGAACGGCGCCAAGGGCTGGGTGATAGACGAGGGCAACCCCTGGGAGAAACTGCTGCGCCGGCCGAACAAGTTCATGTCCTGGTACGACTTCAAGAAGTACCACTTCCTCGCGCTCGAGATGACGGGCAAAAGCTTCTGGCTGATCGAGAAGAACAGCCTGGGAGAGCCGACCGAGCTTAACCTGCTGCCGCCGCACCTGACCAAGCCGGTCCCGGGCAAGGAAGAGCTGATCGCCGGCTTCGAATACGAGCCCACGCCCGGCCGCAAGATCTCCTACAAGTACGAGGACGTGCTCTACTTCCGCAGCATCAACTCCCTGGACAGCCTCATCGACGGCCTGCCGGGGATCACCGCCGCGAAAGATTCCATCATGACGGACCTGTTCGCCACCGCCTGGAACAAGGTCTTCTTCAAGAACGCCAGCAAGATAGACGGCATCCTTTTCGTGGACGGCCCGCTCAACGACGACCAGCGCAAGCGCAACCTGGAAGCCTGGGACACCCTGTACAAGGGCATGGACAAGGCCCACAAGATAGCGCTCATCGGCGGCGGCACCGGCGGCAAGAGCCGCTTCCAGGATTTCTCCCGCAACCTCAAAGACATGGACTTCATCCAGCTGTCCAAGATGAAGCGCGAGGAAGTGCTGGGTGTGCTGGGCGTGCCGGCCTTCGTGGTAGGTATCCGCGAGGATGCCAACTACGCCAACGCCGACGCGCAGATGCGCGTGTTCTGGGAGCTCGGGCTTTCGGCCAAGGTCAAAGAGTTCGAAAGCACCATGACCATGCGCGTGGGCGACCTGATGAAGAAGCAGGACGTCGTCTTCCAGGCCGACCTCAGCACCGTGAAGGCGCTCCAGGAGAACGAGTTGCAGCGCGCGCAGACCGCGCAGGCCTACCGCTTCATCGGCATCCCGCTCAACGACATCATCAACAAGATGGACCTGCCCTTCGACCCGGTCGAGGATAAGCCGGAGCCTGAACCGGAAGAGCCGCCGGCCGGCACGGACCAGCCCGAGGATGAACCGAAAGACGACCAGGAAGAGACGCCCGCGGGCGAGGATGAAACGCCCAAGGCCGGGCGCGTTCGCATTTCCAAGCAGGCCGAGGAGCTGGCCGAGACCGTGAAGCGCATGCGCTGGAACGCCTTCGACCGCAACCTGCGCATGCACGAGCCCAAGTTCGAAGCCGCCATGAAGACCTTCTTCAAGTCGCAGCGGGCCCGGGTGCTGGCCCGCCTCAAGAAGGTGGACCTGCTCAAGGGCGGCCGCCTGGGTGACCGGAAGGATCTCCAGGAAGACGCGGTGAGCATCATCATCCAGACCATCTGGAATGACGACTCTGAGATGGCGGCCATGCAGCGCGCGGCCGGCAAGCTGATCCGCGGCGTCTACGCGGACTTCGCCCTGCAGGCCATCAAGGACAACGAGCTCGACCTGAACTTCAGCCTCAAGGACCCGGAGCTTGTGCGCTTCGTGGAGAGCAAGGTGCTGAAGCTGGCGCGCGAGGCCAGCGCGACCACCAAGGAAAGCCTCAGCGACAGCGTGGTGGAGGCCGTGCGCGACGCCATAGCCGAGGGCCTGGAGAACAGCGAGACCATGCGCTCCATCGCCGACCGCATAGATGACGTCTACGATTTCGCCCAGGCGCACCGCTCCACCGTGATAGCCAGGACCGAAGTGATCGGCGCGGCCAACACCGCCGGCTACGACATGCTGGGCCGCGTGGGCGCCTCCGTGCAGTGGCTGACCAGCCGCGACGGCAAGGTGCGCGACACGCACCAGCTGCTTGAGGGCGACGTAAAGCCGCACGGCGAGCCGTTCATCACCGCCGGCGGCGCGAAACTGCAGTACCCTGGTGATCCTTCCGGCCCGCCCGAGGAGATCATCCAGTGCCGTTGCACGATTATAAAGGCAAAGGAGCAGTGACCATGAAAAAGCTACTCAAATTCGGTTTCGTGAAAAGCATAGACGTAGAGAACCGGCTGGTCCGGGCCTACGTCTCGGACTTTAAGTGGGACCGCGACGGGGAGCGCTTCGCCAAGGGCGCCTGGGTGCTGGACAATTTCAACAAGAACCCGGTGGTGCTCTTCGCCCACGACCACTGGAACCTCCCGGTCGGCAAGTGCGTCGAACTCCTGGAAGACGACAACGGCCTGCTGGCCGTCACGCAGTTCGCCGACACCGAGGAGGGCAACAAGATCTTCACCCTCTACAAGGACGGCTTTATGAACGCCTTCTCCGTGGGCTTCATCCCGCGCGAGATCGCCTACGAGGACGTAGAGAAGGACCGCCGCGGCCGCGTGTTCACCCGCGCCGAACTGCTCGAGTACTCGGCCGTGCCGGTGCCGGCCAATCCCGGCGCCTGCGTGACCCACGCCCAGGCCGACCTCATCAAGAAGACCTTCGGCGAGAGCTATGTGCGCCAGGAGGGCGAGAAGTTTTTCCTGACCGACGGCAAGGCGGCCGCCGCGCAGCCTCCCGCCGCGCCGGCACCCGTGAAGGTGCTTATCGTAGATGACAGCTTCGACGACTCGCTTAAGCAGATTATCGACCTGGCTAAGGCCGTGAAGTTTAAGCCCACCGACGAAGGCAAACTCAAGCTCGCCAAGAGCGCCATCTCTGTGCTCCAGGAGATCGTCCAGGAGTGCGAGAAAGAGGAAGTCACCAAGGAAGAATTTGACCAGCTGAAGAGCACGGTGGAGGGGTTCGGCAACTGCGTGAAAGCCCTGTACCCGAGCAAAGAAGACCTGGTTAAAGCAGTGCAGTCCCAGCTTGAGAAGGCCTTTAATAAAGGCCCGGCGCAGGAGTAACGACCTCGCTGCAAGCAGGGAAGGAAAACTACCATGGACAAGCAGGAACTCGACGCCCTTAAAGCGTCCATCAAAGAAGCCACCGACCTCGCGAAAGCGGGCGCCGCTGGCATGAAAGACACCATCACGGCAATAGTGAAGGAAGCCCTGGCCGCTCACCCCGGCGCGACGCAGGCCCCCAAGCTGTTCGTGCCGCCCGGCTCCACCTCCCCCGTGGACGAGATCATAGGCGAAATGCCTAAGGAACTGCACCAGGACATGGACAACCTGATGCTGCTCTCCGCGATCATGGGCAGGAAGGCCAACGAGCTGAGCTACTACGGCCGCTTCAAGCGCAAGGCCGAGAGCCACCTCAAAGCCATCAGCGCCACCGGCTCCGCCGGCTCCGGCTCTGACTGGGTGCCGACCGCGTTCTCCCCGACCCTGATGGAAATGATCCGTCTCGAGTCGAAGACCGCCGGCCTGTTCCCGATCATCAAGATGCCTTCGAACCCTTACACCCTGCCGATACAGATCGGCAAGATGAAAACGTTCAAGCAGCCTGAGAACACGGCGAACACCGGGCAGACCGCCATCCCGTTCGGCGACGTGGCCGCCCTTTCCGGCGCCACCGTGCTGACCGCTGTCGGTCACTCCGCGGCCGTGCTGGCCTCCAAGAACGCGCAGGAGGACGACATCGTCCCGATACTGCCGTTCCTGCAGAAAGAGATGATAGCTGCCTTCGCGGAAGGCCGCGGCGACGCTATCCTCAACGGCGACTCCGCCTCCACCCACGAGGACTCGGACGTGACCAGCGCCCAGGACCGCCGCAAGCTGTTCCTCGGCCTGCGCGCCATGTCGAACGACCAGAGCTACAAGAGCTCCCTGGCCACGTTCAACATGGACACCGTCCGCGGTCTGCGCGCCAAGATGGGCAAGTTCGGCGTCCGGCCCCAGGATCTCGCCATCATCTGCGGCGTGACCGGGTTCTATAAGCTGCTGGCCCTGAAGGAACTGACCACGGTCGACAAGTACGGCACCCTGGCCACCATCCTGACCGGCGAGCTCGCCAAGCTGGACGGCATCCCGGTGATCGTGGACGAGAACATCCGCGAGGACCTGGCTGTCACGACCGCCGTCTACGGCAGCGGCGCGACCAAGTCGGTCATGCACGTGGTCAACCGCAACGCCTTCGCCCTCGGCGAACGCACCGGGCAGACCATGCAGATGCTGAAGGAGCTGTTCGCCCTGAGCCAGCAGGATGCCCTGCTTGTCTCCGAGCGCTTCACCTTCGCGCCCATATACCCGATCGCCTCCAACAAGACGACCTGGATGGGCTCGAGCATCGAGTGCGCCTGAACTGAGTAGCTGTTGAAACGCCCCGGGGCAGCGCCCCTGCCCCGGGGTTTTTACTAAAAGAGGCAAGGAGCCAAGCTATGAAATCTCTCGAAGAAATACAGAAAGCCCTCGACCTGCAGACCCTGCAGGACAAGGACCCGAACCTTTACGACGTTCTCAAGGAGCTGCAGGACGGGCAGACCGCCATCCTCGCCGCCATAGACGTCGTCGCGGGCCGCGTGACCGCCCTGGAGAACGCGAGCTAATGAAAGAGCGCGTCTACCGCGCGGCCCTGGCCGAAGCGGAGAAGAATGGGCAGGTACACCTTGCAGGAATGTATCGGGACATGCTGTTCTCGATCTCCTGCAAGGTGCCTCCTATTCCTGCGCGCGCTATCCCAAAGATCACCTTCCTCGCGCCGAAGAACTGGTGCGGCGAGCGGCACGTCAAGGACATGATATCCAACATGCCCGGCATCGAGCCGGAGATCGCCTACACCGGCGCCCGGTATTCCGGCAGCCTGGACTCCGACCTCTACGTGGTCCGCAGCATTTCCGACCTGCTGAACGTCAGCTTCCCCCGGAACCTTTACGGCCGGGTCGTTTCCGTTATCGACAGCGAGCGCGCCTTCCAGTCGCGGTACCTGGCGCACTACCCGATGATCCTGGGCGTGATACCACTCAACGAGCGGCTCCGCCAGGACGCGCTCAAGCACAAGGTCAAGCACGCCTTCGCGCCCCTTAACAACGGCGCCCCGGTGGAACAGTTCACCCCGGCCGCCGCCTTCCCCGAGGAGTTCACCGTCGGCGCGGCGGGCAACTTCTCCAACGATTACTTCGACAACTGGAAGGGCTTCACCAACTACATCGTCCCCGCCTGCGCTCGCGCGGGCGTAAAGCTTTCCTGGTGCGGCTGGAAGAACCGCAACCGCGACGGCTCGCTGACCGCGCCGCAGATCCCGCTGGACGGCATGCCGGCCTTCTACCGCGGCGTCTCCTGCCTGGTGCAGATGAGCCGCTCGGAAGCCTGCAGCAGCATCACCTTCGAAGCCATGGCGGCCGGGCTTCCCGTCCTGTCCACCCGCGTGGGCTGGCACGGCGAGAACGTGCGGGAGGGCATCCTGTGGATCCCCCGCTACCAGGAGGAGACCCCGGAGCAGATGGAGCACACCGTGGCCTGCCTGGCCGCGGCCCTGACCACGCTCAAGAAGAACCCGGGCTTCTGCCGGGATCTGGGCGCCAGCAACCGCCGCTTTGCCGAGGAGCACTCCTGGGCGAAGATGGCCCTGGTCTGGAAGAGCGCCTTCGACTTTTATATTTCCGCGTCGCGCACCGGGAGGTTCGAATGAGCGCCACGACCGTAGACACCACCGTAGCTCTGGTCACCCTGGAGCAGATGAAGGAGTACCTGCAGATCTCCAGCGGCACCACGGACGACGCACTGCTGGCCGCCATCATCAACGGCATCAGCCAGCGCGTCCACGACCACTGCCAGCGCAACCTGCTCTCCAAGTCTTACACGCAGTTCTACAGCGGCCGCAACTCGCCGTCGCTCATGCTGGCCATGGCGCCGGTCACGGCCGTCAGCAAGATCTACGAGGACGGCCTCCGGGCCTTCGGCGCTTCCACCGAGGTGGCGGCCGCGGACCGCATAGTGGAGCCCTGCGGGCGCGTGACGGCTTTCAACAACCGCAGCGCCTGGGCCAAGGGCACCTACAACATCAAGGTCATCTACACGGCCGGCTACAGCCTGGCCACCCTGCCGGCCAGCGTCGCCCTTGCCGTCAAGGAATGGTGCGCGGCGGCCTACTTCAAAGCCAAGAACCGGCGGCACGACGTGCAGAGCGAGAGCCTGGGCGACAAGACCATCACCTATATCCAGGTGGACATTCCCCCCCAGGTAGCGAGCGCCCTGCAGCCCCACGTTATGAGCCCCAGCGCCGAGGATTGGTGCGAGGAGGTAGCGAGTGCTTAAGCTCGGCCTCATCTGCGACCCCAAGCTGGTCATCAAGAACCTGGACGCCTTTAAGACAAGGGTCCAGGTAGGCCTTTCCAAGGTCGCGGACTCGTGGGGCGCCGACGCCGTAGGGCGCATACAGTCGGGCTATCTCAGCGGCCCCAGGGGCGACAAGCTGGGCGTGGTCACCGGCCACCTGCGCAGCTCCATCCGGCACCGCGTCAGGGAAGGCTCCGACACCTTGACCGTAACCTTCGGCACGGACGTGCCCTACGCCCCCATCCACGAGTTCGGCGGCCATACCCCGCCCCGGGTGCTCCGGCCGCGCGAGGCCGGCGGCGTGCTCTCGTTCCTGATAGGCGGCCGGCGCGTGTTCGCCAAGAGCGTCAACCACCCCGGCAGCCGCATGCCGGCCCGGCCCTTCATGAAGCCCGGAGTCACGGACAGCCTGGGCGGCTTCAAGGAAAGCATCGCGGCGTTCTTAAGGGAGGCGGCCAATGGCAACGCGTAGGGAAGAAATAGAGGCGGCCCTCAAGACCAACCTGGCTGGCATCACCGTGGCGGCCGGTTACGCGCTCACCGTCAACAAGGTGGAGCGCGGCCTGCAGCACCCGGACAACGTGCCGGGCCCCGAGATGCCCATCGTCTTCCTTGCCGGCTCGGACGAGGACCGCAAGAACATCACCGTGAGCAATTTCAAGAGCCGCATGAGCGTCACCCTGGTCGGCTACGTTGAGAACAACAACAGCCACGAGGCGCTGCAGCAGGACCTCAACGCGCTCATCGGCGCGATCACCAAGCGGATTCACGCGGACCCTAAGCTGGGCGGCCTTGCCACCTGGTCAGACGTGGCGAGCGTTACGACGGACAAGGGGCACTTCGCCCCCAAAGCCGTCTGCGAAATGGTAGTGGACGTGGAGTACGTGCGGCCCGGCATCGAGCCGTAAATCAAACGCAGTCAGGAGGAAACTATGTCGCCTTTCAGCAAAGAAGCAACCCGGTGGGGTCTCGCCAAAGAGGCCGTTCGCCTTACGGCCGAGGCTGCGCCCAGCGCGTGGATCTCGGTGGACAAGAGCTCGGACATCAACCACCGCCTGGAGCTGCTCGAGGATAACGGCCTGCGCGGCGTGAAGGCCAACTTCCCGGCCGTGCCCGGCATGAAGGTGACGGAGGGCAAGGTGCAGAACCCGCTGCGGGTGAGCGCCATCGCCTACTTCGTCAACATGATCCTGGGCGCCCCCACCACCAGCGAGGTGGAGACCGGCGCGGCCTACAAGCACGCCTTCGTGCTGCCGTCCGGCATCCAGCCCCCCACGTACACGTTCTTCGTGGACCGCGGCCTGGGCGTCAAGAAGTACAACGGCTGCGCGGTGAAGAAGTTCGGCCTGAAAGCCAGCCCGAACGGCCTGATCACGCACGAGTCCGACATCATCGGCCTAAACGAAGCCGCCGGCTCCATCGGCAGCCCGTCCTACGCCAACGAGGGCGTCCCGCTGTCCTTTAACCATGCCACCGTGAAAGTGGGCGGCGTGGCCAACGTGGACATCAAAGAATGGGCGTTCACCCTGGACAGCGGCGCGTTCGCTAAGCGCGTCATGAGCGGGAGCCAGGTCCCGGCCGACATCCTCGCGCCGGCCCCGCTGAAGGTGGACGGATCGTTCACCATCTACTTCGAGAACGACACCGAGCGCGCCAAGTTCATCGCCGGCACCAGCAACAGCCTGCAGTTCCTCATCGAGGGCGAGACCATCGCCGGCACGAGCAAGGAAACGCTGGACCTGCGCCTGCCGAAGATCCTCTACAAGGCGTACCCCTACGGCGAGGCCGACAACATGCTGGCCGCGCAGGTGGCGTTCGAAGCCTCCTACGACATCACCAGCTCGAAGCTGCTGGAGCTGGACGTCATCAACCGCATAGCGACCATCTAAGCCGGAGGCTCGGCAATGGAAGTAAACCAGGCAGTAACGCTGCAGGACATTGAGCTGGCCGTTGCGAAAAGACGCGACGGCCGGCTTGACGTCCCCGGCCGGCTGAAGCAGCTTGACCCATCCCTGGGCGAGGAGCTGGTGCTGCTGGCCCTTTACGACGCCTTCAAGCGCCACGGCAGCAGCCACGCTGAAGCCCTGCAGGGCACGCAGCAGATGATGAGCGCCGCCACCGTGAAGGTAATATATGGCTGACGAACTCAACATAGTAGTCCGCGTCAACAAGGACACCGGCCAGCTCGAGATGGTCAAGGGCGAGCTGCGCGGCCTGGGTGACGACGTCAGCCGGCTGGGCGAGAAGTCCGCGGACAGCGGCAAGCAGATAGACTCGCTGATGGGTGGGCTCACCAAGCTGGCGGCCTCTACCGCCGTGCTTGCCTTCTTCAAAGCCGCGATACAGGAAGCCGCCGCCGAGGAGGAGGCCTTCCGCCAGCTCCGCGCGCAGATGGACGCGCTGGGCCTTTCCTATGATCTCAACCGCGTAAAGATAGAAGATTGGGCCGCCGCCATGCAGGCCGCCGCGCACATCGAGGACGACCAGGTAGTGGCCGCCCTCGGCCGCACCGTGCAGCGCGTGAACGACCTGGACCAGGCCATGAAGCTGGTGCAGCTTTCCCAGGACATAGCCATCACCTCCGGCAAGAACTTTGAGACCACGCTGGAGATGCTTTCCCGGGCCGCCGCCGGCTCCGAGCGCGGCCTGATGCAGATGCGCCAGGAGTTCGGCGCGCAGCTCGAAGGCGTAAAGACCAACGAGGAAGCGCTGAACAAGCTGGCCGCCACCTACGGCGGCGCCGCGACCAAAGCCGGTAGCGCCACCCTCTCCTTCAAGGACATGGGCCGCAGCCTCATGGACGCAGGCTCGGCCATGTTCGCGGACGTGCTCCCGGCTTTCCAGAAATTCATGGACGTGGTCGGCGGGCCGGTGCTCATCGTCATCAAGTCCATCGGCGTGGCCTTCGGGCAGGTCTTCGCCATGATCATGCAGGAGCTCGCCTCCGGGACCGAGGGCATTAAGCGCCTGGTCGAAGGCGTGGTGGAGATCGTCTACAACATTTTCACCGGGCACCTGTTCAAGGCCAAGGACGCCGCGGTGCAGCTCGGCAACGATCTCCTGACACTGGCCAAAGAGGACATGGCCAAGCAGGGCGAGATCATGGCCTCCGGAGATGCCAAGCTGAAAGCCATCTGGAGCGGACAGAAAGAGGCGGTGAAACAGAACCTGGTGGAGGTCGGCGGCATCCGCGCCGCGCAGACCGAGAAGGAGCTCGAGGAGCTCAAGAAAGAGCAGGAAGACCGGCTCAAGATAATCGAGGCCGGGCAGAGCCTCGAGCTGGAAGAGGTCGCCGCGAAGCTGGAGGAAAAGAAGCTCAAGCTCTCCGAAGGCCAGATGCTCGAGCTGGACCAGGTGCGCTACACCGCCGACCAGAAAATAGCCGTCCTGCGCGCCGCGCATGACGCCGAGGTCGCGGACATCGAAATGCTCGCCCGGCAGCGCCCGGCCTACCGGCAGGAGGCCAACGCTAAAATAGCCCAGCTCGACCTGCAGCTCCAGCAGCGCGAGAAGGCCATCCACACCCAGATGCTCAAGGACGAGGCCGCCTACAACAAGGCCCGCCAGCAGAACTTCGAGAGCACCCTGGGCTTTATCTCCTCCCTGTCCAGCAGCAAGAACAACGAGCTGGCCGCCATCGGCAAGGCCGCCGCGATCTCCCAGGCCTCCATCGACACCTACAGGGCCGCCAACAAGGCGCTGGCGTCCGCGCCGCCGCCGTTCAACTATGCGCTGATGGCCGCCGTTATAGCCGCGGGCCTCGGCAACGTGGCCAAGATCTCCGCGTACAAGGATGGCGGCCGCGTGGGTTCCCCGGAGCTGGCTATGGTAGGCGAAGGCGGCGAGATCGAGAGCGTCGTCCCGGACTCCCAGGCTAAAGGCTTCGCCATGGGCGTGCTGGCCGGCGGCGGCAACCTGGGCTCACCGGCCGGTAAGTCTGCCGGCGGCATCACCGTAATCTTCGAAAAGGTGGAGGTCATAGTCCAGGGCGGCAGCCTCAATGGGTCGCCCGAAGCGCTGGCCGACGCCCTGGTGCGCGGCTTCAACGAGGAGACCGCCCCCTTCATAAAGCTCGCCATCACCAGTGACAACGTCGCCACCAAGTATGGAGGTAGGTCCGTATGATCCTTACAGCCGGCGCCGCGCCAATCTTCCTCACCAAGAACTACATCAACACCGACGTGATAACCGCGAAGGTGCCCGGCATTTTCACGGCCACCACCATGCAGGCGATCGCGCCGCGCATCCTGGACATGGACCCCTTCGCCTACTGGCAGGGCTCGGTGGAAGATGACACCATCTCCGAGACCGTGGACATTGAGCTCTACGAGGGCGAGGCGCAGGCGCTGCGCACCGACATCGGCCTGCTGGCCCTGCTCAACACCAATTTCAAGGACTTCACCGTGGCCCTGTCCAGCGACGGCGGCGCGACCTTTCACACCACCTACACGGTGACCGGCAACACCGCGGCCAACTGGATAAGCGACATCTCGGCCGCGCCCAAGAGCGCCAACTTTATCCGTATCACGGCCACCAAGACCATCGTGGCCAACGCCGCCAAGAAGCTGGGCACGGCCGTCGCGGCCGGCTTGCTTAAGCAGATGACGGCCATCCCGGTAAATCCCATCTCCCAGGACGACAAGAAGAACAAGCGCGTGCTGACCATGGCCGACGGCTCCAAGGACATCTCCTACATCAAGCGCAGCGCGGCCAGCAACAGCTTCTACTCCGCCTCGTTCAAGTTCAAGCAGGTAACCTACGCGGAGATCCTGGAGCTGCAGGCCATGGACCGGGACAACCCGGCTTTCCTGTTCTACCCGGAGCCGGGCGACAAGGCGGGCGAGATCTTCTACAGCCATTTCACTTCGTCCTTCAAGATTACCCCCACCAGCGACTACAAGGGCGCCGGCTATGACCTCGGCTTTGCCGTGGAGGAGATAGGCTGATGCTTACCGTCTCCGACGCCTTCCTGGCCGCCTGGCGTAATCCGGCGGCCAAGTTCGAGGTACACCGCATAAAGTACAAGCGGCGCTACGCGGCCGGCGGCGCCTTCGTTTACGAGGCCGACTGGAACACGCTGGAGATGAAGAACTTTGTGCAGCTCGGCGACGCCAGCAGCACCCTGGACACCGTGACGGGCGGCGTCTTTAACGCCAGCAACATCGTGCTGAGCCTGCGCAACAACCGCTACGAATGGAGCCCCTATAACCAGGCCGGCGTGTTCGGCAGCGACGCCGTGGCCACGGCCGGCTACCAGGCGTACCGCACGCTGTTCCAGATCGAGGCCGGCTACCTGCTGCCGGACGGCACCGCCGAGGTGCCTGTGCAGTTCACCGGCTACATGGTGGACTTCAGCATGTCCCCGGATAAGGGCATCTTCGAGGCGACCATCTCCGGCAAGGAGCTGGACTTCAAGGAGAACGACGCACAGAAGGTATCTGCCGCGTTCACCGAGGAAGCCACCAGCCCGGCCATAGGCAACGGCGTCATCACGGATTTCTACACCACCTCCGTGGGCGTGGGCTTCGTCAACCAGGTGCGCGTGGGCGGCGTGGTTAAGAAAGAGGGCGTCGACTACACCATCTCCGAGACCGGCGAATACAACAAGCCGGCCAAGATAAGCTTCAACATCGCGCCGGCCGCCGGCGAAGGCAACATAGATACCAGCGGCATTAAGTGGCTGACCGGGCAGAAGATAGAGGAACTGGCCGAGGCCATCTGCGACTACTGCGGCATCACCGACCGCATCATCGAAGAGGTCCTCTTTCCTAACCTGGTCGCCAGCGTGAAGACCATAGACGACCAGGCCGACTGGCAGAACACCGGCTACGTCAAGACGCTGACCGACACCAGCACCGCGCCGGGCGACGTCACCACGGCGCTGCTTGCAATCCCCCCGCTGACCGCGGACAGCCTCAGCTATGGCACCGCGCTCACCATTAATTACAACAGCGCTTCCTGGTGCGTATTACTGAACAGAGCGGATGGATTAGGAACTTTTACATTCCTGTTCGACAACTTTGTCTCAGCGACACTTAATGGCCGCCCCGCGTACTACATCAAGCGCGTCTATTCAGGATACGACAGCCGCATTGAGCTTTGGCGCACGGATCCGCGGACGTCCCCGACTCCCTCGGTACAGACCCTGCTGGGGGTCACGTCCTGGCAGAACGTCAACAACAACAAGAACATCCTCATCACCCGGGACGCCAGCACCGGCCGGATCTACGTCAAACAGAAGGACGACCCCAGCTACATCGACGTCACCGACACCACCTACAACGCCACCACCTTCGACACCAGCTTTCTCTATGGCGCCACCGGCGACTACGCCATGGTGCTGCCGAACGTGGTGGATACCGTCAACGGCGTCTTCAAGGCCGACCAGTGCACCTACGAAAGCGGCGAGCATGACCTGCTGGTGGTGCCTGACCAGTGGGGCGTGTTCACCACCTACGCCACGCTCAACGGCGGCACCGTGGCGGTGCAGACCAGGACGGCGCCCACCTCCGGAGGGACCTATGAGGCGTACTCGGCGCTTACGGCCGGCGGCGTGGTGCAGTCCACCCTGAGCCGCTGGTTCAAGTTCAAGCTGACGTTCAACCACCAGGCGTGGAACTACCTGTCGCCGGTGGTCAACAAAGTCACCATCGACTTCTACTCCGCCACCGTGGCCGTGGCCCTGGCCGACTTCTCCGGGCAGAACTGCTACCAGGCGCTGCAGACGCTGGCCGGCATCTTCAACGGCGAGATCGGCTTCACCGGCGCCGGCGTGTTCTTCTTCCGCACCAAGAGCACCTCCGCGACTCCGGTACTGACGCTCAACCAAAAGCAGATCGTGCGGATCTCCAGCTTCAAGCCCGGCTGGAACGAGGTCCGCAACAACTGCCAGGTTTCCTACGACCCCTATTACAAGGAGTACAACTCCGTCAGCGCCGGCGAGAGCTTCCCCACCAGCAAGGACATCTACAACGACCGCATAGAGAACAAGTCCATGGGCGGCTTCATGCTGGCCAACGACGCGGACATCGCTACCGGCATGGCGCAGATAGGCTACGAGGCCAAGCATGTGGCCAAGCGGCGCGTGCGCCTGCAGTGCAAGCTCATCCCTTTCCTGGAACTGAGCGACGTCATCCAGGTCGCGTACTACGAGGACCCGCTCCTGGAGAGCAACGTCTTCGGCGACCCCATGCAGAAGTTCGCGCCGGCGTTTGGCGAGAGCCAGGCCGTCCTGCTGCGCGACGTGGTCTTCAAGGTGGTAGGAATCAACCAGCAGTACAAAAGCGGCATAACCGACCTGCAGCTCGAGGAGATATTATGAACAGACTGATCCTTTCCGTGCTTCTCATCCTGGTGCCGCTGACGGCGCGCGCGGCATGCACTCCGGCAACGACCGGCCTGGGCCTGTGTTACCCGAACTTCGGCGATGCCGGCAACGTATGGGCAGCGGCCATCCGCAACAACTTCGTGCTGCTCAACTCCTCGGTGCCGGTGGGCACCAGCACGCCCACCTACAGCTCGCTCCTGGTCAACAACTGGATCACGGCCGGCAGCTCCATCACGGCCAGCGGGGGCTTCTATGGAGACCTCACCGGCAACGCCGCTACGGCCTCGGCGCTCGCGGCCAACCCGGCCGACTGCACCCTGCCCAACGTGGCGCTGGGCATAGGGGCCAACGGCGCGGCGGTATGCAGCCAGCCCAGCAACGTGACGGGCAACGCGGCTACGGCCACCAAGCTGGCCACGGCGCGGGCTATCAACGGCGTGTCCTTTGACGGCTCGGCCAACATCAACATCGCCACGACCTCCTACCTGGCCGACGGCGTTTCGCTTGCGCTGACGGGCGCGACGTTTAGCGCGAAGCCGTCGAGCGTTACGTTGCAGGGCAACACCTTCAACGGGGCCTCGCAACTGGTGAAACTGGACGCGCTCTCCAAACTGCCGGCGGTGGACGGTTCGCAGTTGACCAACCTCCCGAGCACGTCCGGCGGCGCGGTTCTCGCCTCTACGCAGACGTTTACCGGGGCAAATACTTTTACCAGTTCTATAACCTCCTCCGGCAACAACAACTGGACGGGGACGAATAACTTTACGGGTGGAACTTCCCTCCCATCTGCTACCACAATTGGTGGCGTGACAACGATGGCGGTGATGATAACAACCGGAACTTATACAGGTGACGGGACAAATAACAGGGCTATCGCTCACGGGCTCGGCACTATCCCGAAGTATGTCCATGTTCTACAGATAAGTGCAGGTGATAATTTCTGTGATTTAACTGGCGGGGCTCCTACTATTATTCAGTCACAATACGGCGCAACCACAAAAACCGATGTCGTAACATCTATGGATGCAACCAACTTCTTTGTAACTAGGGCCTCCATCGGAGCGTGTAATTACTCGGGCTCAACGTATTCTTGGGTAGCATTTAGGTAACAACTATGAAACCACTTCTCTTTCTTCTTCTCTTACTGCCGTCCCTGTCGTTTGCGGAAACAAAGGTGACGGGGTAATATGCTCCACCTCCTCGCGTATCTCCTACTGGAACCCGTCAAGCGCGTGGCCTCGGCCCTGTTGTATCCGCTGGCCTACGCGCTACGGCGGAAACTGCGGACGAGAGAGGTAATGCGGCCGGAGTATCTCTACCGCCCGACCTTCGCCCCGTTGTGGCTACTGCTAGACGATAGCGTCCAAATGGAAACTGGCAAGGAGTGCGCGAGGCAGGAAAGCAAATACCCGGAGTGGGTTCTCACTTGCGGCTGGCTTTGGCTTCGTTGCTACTGGTGGAGCGCGATTCGCAACTCCTGTGTTAACTGGAACAACTACGCCGCCTACCGGCTCGGCCGCTTCCTGTACGAGGAGGACCACTCCGGCAAGCGCAACTTCTACATCATCCGCACCTACGAGGGCGGCCGCCGGCCGTACTGCGAGTTCTGGTTGTTCGGCCGGTGGAATCAGGTGGGATGGCTTAACGGCCAGTCGCCGCGCTTCGAGATTGACGTGATGAAGAGGCGGGCATGAAGGTAATCTACGAATGGCTTAAACGCGGCCGACACGCCTTCCTGCGCCGCGTGGAGCTGTTTACGCAGGAGGACGTGGAGAAGAAGCCGGCGATACCGGAGAGCGGGTCGGTGGTGGCGAGGCTGAAGGCGGCGTCGGACCTGGCGCACAGCAAGCGCCGGAACATCATTGAAAAACTGAGAGGTAGAAATGGAAAAGGTTATTAAGTTTTTGGGCGGCAAGAAGAACGGCACCGACCACACCGGAGTATTTGATGTGCCGACGCTCTTGAAGAACCTGCTCGCCGCACTGCTGGCGTTCGGTTCGCTGACCTTTACTGCCGGCTCCTACTTCTCCAGCGCCAAAGACCTGCCCGAGCGCGTAGAGGCCATAGAGCGCAAGCAGGATAGGGCCGAGGCGAGGCAGGAGGCCATCCTGACAGAGCTGCGCTCGATGGGGCAGGATGTGCGCGAGCTGCGCGCGGTTATGATGAGCAGGGGGAGCAAATGAGCGAGGAAATACTGCTTGCCGGGGCCGTGGCCCTGCCGTTCATCATCCTGGTATTCCTGCTGGCTATCGGGACGGCCCTGGTCATAGCCGGTATATTCAAAGCCTTCGAGAAGCCTTCCGGGAGGCCCCGTGCTCGCTAAAGCCCTGCGCCGCTGGTTCGGCGGTGTCCGCTTCTTCCTGACCCTGCTGACGGCCGTCTGCGGCCTGGTGGTGGTCTTCCTGGACGTCTTCCTGCACCTGGCGCTCAGCGCTTCGATTTACGGCTTCCTGAGCGCACTGGTAGGGTACATGGCCGTCTTCGTGCTGAAAGACAGCCAGCGGCCCACCGGCTCGCAAATCCCGGGCAATTACACGCCCGAGGCTGAGCGCATAGGAGGCGCTGACTGATATGGCAAGCCGCGACCCCAAAGACCTGACCCCGCTCCTGGCCGAGTTTTGGCCCAAGCTCCGCGCCTGGTATATGGCCGCGCACCCCGGCCGCGCGCTTATCCTTACCTGCACCCACCGCACCCCGGAAGAGCAGGCCGCCATCTTCGCGCAGAACAAGCCCGGCCGGATTCTGACCAGGTGCGACGGCACCAAGATAAAGAGCAAGCACAACGAGCTGCCGGCGCTGGCCTTTGACGTGGCCATAGCCGAGCGCGGCGCGGTACAGTGGCGCGAGGACTACTACCTGCCGCTGGGTAAGGCCATCAAGGAGCTGGGCTACGAGGGCCACATACGCTGGGGCGGCTGGTTTAGCTTCAGGGATTATCCGCACTTCGAGGCGCTATGACCTTAGACCCAGCCCAGGGCGGCCGGCAGCCGCGCATCGTGCCCATCAAGACCTGGGACCTGCTGGCCCTGCCCATCATCGGGCCCTTGCTGTGCAAGCTGCTGGGCGGCGGGATAGGGCCGAGGAAAGATTCGCAGAAAACTACAGGAGGACAGAAACATGGAAATTAAGAAACTGGCGGAGCAGGTGGTGGCGGAGCTCAAGGACTCGGCGGAGATCCTGGACGGTATTAAGGCGGTGCAGGCGGCCTGGGGCAGCGAGAGCAACGTCTTCAAGAAGTCCTTCAAGGCGGTCTCGGCCGCGGTCTCGGTCATCACGGACGTGGTGGAACGCGTGGAGGTTATCGGCGCGGACCTGAAGCTGGCCGGCGACAAGAAGAAGGAGCTGGCGGTAGAGATCATCAACAGCCTGGTGGACATCCCCTGGGTGCCCGAGGCCCTCGAGGCGCAGCTCATCGAGTTCGCCGTGGACGCCATCGTGGGCGCGTTCAACAAGAAGTTCGGCAAGGGCTGGCTGGGCAAGATAGCCTGA